CGAAGCATTGTGTAAACAGCCATAAAATACATGTAAGTTATTTATTACACTATCACCTCGATCCTTTGAAAACTTTTGCGCGTCTTTAAAGGCTTTCTTGGCTCTTGGAGTTAAGTTGAATTCGTCTAATCCCACTATATTGTTTACACTCATTTTAATTCAGACAGTTTCATATATATTTTATCTTGCAAAATATTTATTTTATCGACAAAAACAATATCATCACCTTTTTGACCAGTAATTATTACAATGTCATTCTTTTTAGGTAATTTTTTACCTAAATTTAAGTAATTTGTAAGCCTCTCGTTGTTTTGGCTGTCCATAAATAAACAAGAAACGCTGCCTACCTCATCACATAAATCTAATCTAGCGTATTTATTGCCATTTCTACTAGTTCTCTTCATTATATCGGTCAAAGTCCCTACAAATCTAACATGCCTATGAGATTCTAGCTCTGAGACCTTTTGAGAAGATATTAGATGAGAGCTATCTTCGCTAGAAAATATATCTCTTAAGGTGTGTGAGTAACTATAACCTAGAAGTTTAGTCTCAAAAAACCAGTTAGCAAACTTCAAGTGCTTAATGTTCTGCTCATATATGTTTTTATAAGGAGCATACTTCTTTTTAAATGTATTAAATCTTTTTTCAGTAAAAAGAGGCTTACGATCATCAGCATGAGTAGAATTATTAAATGATGACATTACAGTATTTAAAACATCGTAATTGAACTCAGGACCAAGCTCTACAACATTTCTTTTTTCCCTTTCTGTCAATATATTAAATGTTTGAGCCTCTAATACTAGCCTACATCTATTAGAAGTAACAAAAGAATCCAACATGCCAGCCTGTATAAACGCTGATAAAGTTCCTATATTTAAGCCACACTGTTTTGCAGATAGGAATACCTCGTATTTATTCGCGAAAGCGACATCTCTGAAATCAATCAAAGATTCCACAACTTTATCTGAAACACCTTTAATAGAATTAAGGCCATATCTTATATTTTTGCCTTCTATTTTAAAATCCAAGTTAGATAGGTTTAAATCTGGTGGCAAAAGCTTTATATCAAACACTGGAAGCTCTTGAGATATTTTAGCGATCTCTTCATGAGCGTTAGGTTCAAACCTAGCGAACTTAAGTAAGCTAAGAAAAAACTCCTTTGGGTAATTAAATTTTAAGTAAACAGTTATGGCAGCCAAGTAAGCATAACTTATGGAATGCGACTTATTAAATGAATAATTAGCTGAGTCTTCTGCTACGCTCCATAAAACGTCACCTATTCTTGACTCCAAGTTGTTTTCTTGAATTTTATCAGCTATCTTAGCTTTCCACGCTGGCATTTGATCTACCTTTTTCTTGCCAACTATGCGCCGTAATTGTTCCGCTTCATCTAAACTGAAGCCAACTTTAACAGCCATTTGCATCAACTGCTCTTGATATAGTGGGATGCCACCTGTCTTACCTAAAATATCGTCAAAAAACTGATGAACTGACTGAGAATCTCCTGTGCGGACATATTGAGCGTATCTATCCTTAAAATCTAAAGCACCCGGTCTAGCTATTGCTACGACAGCAGAAAGTTGGTCTATATTTCTAGGAGCGATATCTCTACAAACCTTAAAATTTGTATCTGCCTCTATCTGGAAAAGACCCTGTGGCGAGTCTAAACAACCTAAAGCAGCATATATTGACGGATGATGAGGGTCTATGTCCTCAATGTTGATTTGTAACTGCTTACAAACATCATGGACTACAGATAGTGTCCGTAAACCTAATATATCAAACTTAACGCTCAAACTGGCTACGTCATCCATATCATAGCCAGAAACCAAAGCGTTATCATTAGTCTTTTGCAGCGGCATGATATCCTCCTGCTCATAATAACTTATACTTATGCCTGATGGATGAACCCCTGTATTTTTAATTAGACCCTCTAATTTTTTAGCGATAGTAAAAGCTTTGTTATGTTTTTCAGCGTATGTTTTGAAAGCCTCGCTCTCTTCATATGCAGCTTTTAGTTTAGCTACTTTACCAAAATGCTTGGGTATCGTGTCACTAATTAGATTAACGTCAGTTTCAGAAAGCTCCTCTACTATCTTCCCGCACTCTTTCATGCATAGCTTACTACTGAGAGTGTTCAGCGTAAGAATTTTGCAAGTTTTGCCTTTATATTTCTGGTTAATATAATCAATGACCTCAGAACGACGATCATAGGAAATATCATTATCCACATCAGCAAGTAGAGAACCATCAAGATAAATATCATCACCATCGTGAATCTTCCTTGCTCTGCTACTTGAAACAAACCTTTCGAAGAATAAGTCATATTTTATTGGATCTATATTTGTTACACCTAAAAGATACAAAACCAAAGAACCTGCGGCAGACCCTCTGCCAGCACCCGTAGGTATACCATTTTTCTTGCAAAAATTAAGCACATCCCAGTTCAATAGTATGTAATCTATAAATCCAAGATCATCAAAGATATCAAGCTCCATTTTAGCTCTATCATAGTAAACTTTTTTATTAGTTTGTTTTGTAATACCTCTGTCTCTAAGACCTTTTCTTGTCAGTTCATATAAAATATCCTTACTATCGCTATCAGCTGATAAATTAAGATCATCTAATATTTCTTGCTCAACAACAATCTCTGGTAACCTTACCCCAACTGGATAAGGTTTTTCATAATTAGAAAAATTATTAAATAAACTATAGTGATCTACGCTCATAACTCTATCTCATACAACTGTTTCCTAAATATTTCGTAATTCATTATGATGTCATACAAAGCATCGTGTAATTTTTTAGGATCGTGAGGAATATCATACTTTTTCAGCAAAAATCCTTGAGCCGTTCTAAGGCCCCGCTCTTTGTAGTTTATCAGCTTATACTGCCAAGCTAGAAAATTTTCTCTATCAACTGGTATATCTTTCGCTATGGCAGTGGCTATGCTTCTAGTGTCTATGATTCTATTTATAAAACTATAAGAAAATATATGACCAACAAGGTTTATTAGTGTTTTTACAACATAAACATCAAACCCCAATAAATTATGACCTACTATTTTATATTGTGGATCATATAGGTAATGACAAAATTTTTCGCAAGCTTCTTCAGCATCTATTGCCGTTCTTTCATAAATGTCTTTAGAAAAACCTGTTACTCTAGCTGCATCCTTAGATACATTGAGGTCATCCCAACGCACATAAATATCATGCTTTTGTATAATTTTACCGCCTTGAGCGACAATCCAAGCAATCTGCCAAGGTCTTGAATCAACTAAATTAAGACCCTCAGTCTCTGTATCAAAGACTAAATATTTTTGCCTCTTATCAAACCTTAATAGTGACTCATTCATTTATTGTGATGGACATTTTTCTTTGTAACTTTCTAAGCAGAACTCATTACTGCCAAAGTGGTTTAAGTTCGGTGATGATAAAGACGCTACCCTTCCAAAAGTTCTGTTACAAATAATTTTGTAAGCTTGAAGAGCCTTGTAGTCTTGTCTATTTTTGTAATAAATAGACTTCGATAGGTATACAGGATACTTTTCAGATCTTTTAGTATATTTCCATACTAACGTCTCAACCATGCTATCAAAAGGTAGGCCATTTCTCTCTATGAAAAAAGATGGCTGTATTTTGCTGAAATCAGGTATGCAGTTACTAAGTGTAGTGGCATTATTATAAATAAAAGAATCGTAGAATGGTATAACTAAAGACAAATCATCTGTCCAAATGCTGTTTAAGAAGTCAAAATCTACAGCACCTTCACCATCTGTGTTGCAGAAAGAAAATATTTTATTTAACAATTTACAGCCATTATCATTCTTCGCGAAGCATATGATTTTATGATCTGATGTATTTTTAGAGACACCAACTTGATTCCGGCATGTCAACCTTAAGCCAAATATGAGTTGTATTCCGTTAGCCTTACAGCACTCATTAGCTTTCATAAAACCAGTCATTGTGTCCTCAACTAAAACTAACTGCTTGAAGTCGTTTTCTTTACATATGTCGAGTATGCTATCAGGCCCGCCCTCTACAGACTTTTTGTCTATAGTCAGGATACTCTTACCTATCGAATAGCATGACTTGAATACCGCGATCATGCCTAAAAGTAGCTCATCCCATGCTGATGTCAAGATATTTTAGGGCAACCAGCATAATATTGCATCTCATGCGATCCACCGGGAGGTATCATCGACTCATCGAAATCATCCTCCATTACAGATGCAACAAAATTACCATTTTTATCTTTTATATGATAATAAAAAAAGTCAAACTTCATAGGGCAATACCACTTTGGGTTGCCATCTTTCTTCAGCTCGCCTCTTTGCTTGGCGAATCCGCACATAAGTTTGCCACTAAAAGTGTTGTCTTTGGGAAAGCCCTGATCAGCAGCAAAGTTAGACTTAGCGTCTTGTTCAGAAAAGTTGTCTAAGTAATCTTGTATTTGCGTCAGCTGTGATTGAAACCCGTTTAACTCATCGTCAGTTATAGGGTTCATTTTAACTATCCCGGTATCATCACCGTCCTGATCTAATCCAAATTTTAAGAATACAAACTCACTTTGCCTGTTAGAATACTCAGGGAAAAGTTTTTTTACTGCAAGACTATACATTAAATCTTGCATATTATCTGTTATCTCTTTCCCTTTGAAAACAGACTTACTACTTTTAAAGTCTCGTATTAAAGCATACTTTCTTTTTTTATACAAGAACAGTTTATCTATAAATCCTCTTATCTTGTATCTATACCCACCTTCATTACACACTATTAGAAAATCCTGCTCAGATAAAGCCTCTGTGGGTCTGCCGTTTACATTACCAAAAAAATCATAACACAAACCATTGAATGTCATTTCTTTAATTAGATCCAAGTTTTCCTTGTCATCTACACCAACACGGCAAGCGTGTTTCATTATTAACCTTTCAATCGATGGGACAGCAAAAACGCTACCCGATCTTACGATCTTGCGATGATATTTTTTATGTCTTTTGTTTCCTAATACCTCAAATATTAAATGACAAATAGAGCCTCGCTTGGCTCCATCATTACTGGTATCAGGTAGCTTTAACTTGTATTTGCACCAATATAGCCAAGAACAAGATTGAGCCGTTTTTATACGGCTAGCTGAAAGAGCTGTGAAAGGTTCATTCATTAAGTATTTTCAGAACCTTTTTTACTTGTTTTTTAGTAAAAAGACTCTGATTGTTTTTTACATAGCTAAATATGTAATCTATCTGCTCTTGAGAATCTAACGTCTTAGATTTCCACTCTTGCAGATTATATCCATCTTCGTGAGCTTTTCCAAAATCATTATATGGCTTTGGTGGTAGCCTTATCTCTAGTTGACTAAGGTTAAAGTAATCACTTAGCCTCATGTATGATTGAAAAGCACCTATCAACCCATTATTTTTAGATGAATCGAAATCATTATTAGTGGAAATGTAAATCTTTTTTAAATCTTTACTGCAAAGATAGTTAATAACATGACTGCTAATTGATGTCCCAAATATACACATGACATTCTTTATTCCTTGGTCAAATAAAGCCATAAGGTCTCCAATACTTTCAACTACATAAACGCTCTCACAGTCCGTTATGATCTGATCTACTGTTTCATCAGCCGGTAGATAGCTGGGGTAGATCCACTTTTTTTTACGACCTATATGCTTCCATTTTGCATAAGAGTTATCATCAACACTCCTACCAGAAAACCCTACGATCTGACCATGCTCATTGTATATGGGGAATACCATCCTCCTATACATTTGACCTGCGCCAGATAAACCAGTTTTAAAAAACTTTTGAGTTTCTTCTGATATTTTTTTATTATTATAAAAGTGGTAGTTAGGGAAAAGTCTCTCTAAAGAGGACTCTGGGTAAATTTTTTCCATTTGAATTAATTCTTTCTGTTGATAATCTTCTACCTCCTGAGAACTTAGTCCTTTAACTATCTCGTCTAGACGCTTGGGGTCATCCTTTAAGGTAAGTTTAAGTAAAGCCTCAAAAGGCCGTGATTTATTATTACCGTGAGTGTAGTCGATCCATACTCCAGTATTTTTATATATTTGTATTGCTGTAGGATTGTCGCCGTTTCTAAATAACGCATTAGTGCGCCAATGATTACCACAATCTAAAAGCGTATAGCCGAGATTAGTCAAGATGCCTCTAAGAGCATCAGAACTGATCAAAGTCTGGGATTTCTTCTGTTGCTCCACCTTCATCTAAATCAACCTCTCCATTCGCTGTTCTGGCTATATCTCTAAGATCGCCACACTCTGTTATGTTGAAGTTTTTAAAATCTAAGTTTATGAAATTTTTTCTAAGATTATCATCAACTAGAACTGGCTCTACAGCCCCAGCGATGTCTTCACCGAGATGCCTTGCCTTCACGTTGATAAATTTGTGAGTCCCAAACCTTCTACCCTCTATCTCAATCTCATCAGATGTCTTGCTTCTTAAGATGAACATGTGAGAACAGAATTGAGTAATCCTATCTGATAAAGAAACAATACTTTCATCATCAATAATATTCTGCGCGTTTCTATTATTGGTAATACCAAACCTATTTGATTGCACAGAGGTGATCATAGGTATCACTGGTTTGCCATCCTCTAGTATTTCTTTTTGCACACAGCGCTTAAACTTATCAACCATTTCGCCAACTACCTGCCACTCATTCTTACCACCTTGAGACTCAGAGGTGGTCTTAATGTAATCAAATGAGAAGATCATGTTGTTACCCCTGCCAACCTTTGAGTAGTAGAACCTTTTGAGCGTGTTAATCATGGAGTCTACATCCATACCTCCCACATTGTAATAAAAGAACTTAAGGTTTTTAATCTTCGGCCAAACTGATCTGACTTTGTTTACAACCTCTTCTCCTGCCTGTCGCCACTTACCGCTTTCTAAAAGGTGCATAGATACCCCAGACAGAGCAGCACATTGACGCATGACGAGTTCCTCCTTACTCATCTCGCCGTTATCGAAGTGCAGAACAGGGACATCATACGCCAAACTCACTTTAGTAGAGTAATCCATACAAAACTGAGTTTTACCGACACCAGAGCGAGCAACAACCACAGTTATGTTACCGGGTCTAAGTAAAGATCCATATATATCATTTATCTTTTTGTGAGGCCCCATCATACCAAACTCTGTCAATGGGTTATTTCCTCTATCCTCAACTATGAACTCCATGTCCTCATAAATATTCTCCGGGATATCGTTGCCGATTTCATAAAGATTTATCTTTGAGTTATAGATATTGTCCGCTTTCTCTACAATGTCTTTATAGGTAGCCTCTGGAGGCATAGACCTCATTTTTTTAGAGACTTGTTGAGCAGAGTTATAAATACCTCTTCTAATTGAGATTTTTTTAAGCTCTCTAGCTGTTTTTACAACATTACCTTTAGGGACTTTTCTTAATGCTAAAGACTTGATATAATCAGCTGGGTTCAGATTATCCTCAAAAGACAGCCCTATACTTGAAACTCTTTGAGCTATGATAACTTCATCAATATCTTCACCGGAGTCGATAGCTTGTTTTATAATAGTAAAAATAGCGCTATGAAGATTAGTCTCCTCAGAGTAAAAATCTGATTGATCAACAAAATTTGATATCTCTGAGAAATCATCAGGTGTTTTTATTAGGCCAGCCAATAACTGCCTCTCTAATTCAAAGTCGTATATCATAAATCTGTTTCTTCTTCATTCATATTTTGATCATTAATATAATCCTCTATAGCTTTTTTTAAACCAAGTTCCATGATTGGAGATTCAAATTTAGAATACACTATAGGTGACCCTCTTTCTGAGCATAAGGCTATGACCATACCTTTATATTTATCAGCCCCGCCGCTGAACTCATAAAGCTGCTCTAAAAAATTTTGTGGTATATTAAACTCTAGTTTACCTGTGGGTTCGCTCATAAGTAAATATCTTTATCTTCGAAGAATGAAGTATCGACTACATCTGTAGGATATATTTCCACCAGCTTTATATCGTTCGCTTCGCAGAAGTCTAGCTTTTTCTGATCTCTTTTTAGCTGATCTAAATATTTTAATCTGTTTTTATGAAAGTGCTTAACATATTTAGTGTGCTGCGCTCCTTGGACTTCTATAGCTATTTTTTTATTAGCATTGTAAAAGTCTAAAGACAGTCTAGATCCGACTATTCTAAACTCCTCAAAAACCATATCATGTTTCCAATATGGCTTCAAAAAATCTTTTACGCCCTTTTGGAACTTACTACGGCTAGCCTGTTCCCATTTGATAAGATATCGCCTAGCTTGCTTAAGATTCCTAAGTCTACCACCCGAGTCATAAAACCTCATGAAAATGAGCCAATTTCATTTTTAAAGTAGTTTATTAAAAAGCGAGAAAAATCTTTGTTTTGCTCTATGAATTCAAACAGCTGATTAACGCCTTGAAATTTATCTTTGAGTTTAAACTCAGTATTTTCTAAAACTTCTTTGAAGCTTTCTGTAAAGGTAATCCAAGCGCCAGACTTAGAGATGAATTCCCAAGCTTCTAACAAATCTACTAACTCTTTATCAACCCAAATAGAATTGCCACCTTTACGACCATATCTAATTGGATATGATATTTTGTTATTTGTTGTTTCGTTAGGTGATTTTTTTACAGTAACAGTGACGGTATGACCAATGGCCGGATTCTTTTTCGGGTCCATCTTTTTTACAGTTGGATTTTGCAAGATCATATCTCTAGAAACAAATCTTGGTTCAAACTCAATAATCCAATTAGCAAAATGTAGCAGAGCATTACCTCCTGTTGCCGTAGTTTGTCTTACAGGAGCTTTGGTGTATGGATCTAACTTAATGTCGGCTCTAACTTGAGATATGAAAATAGCCATATGACCCCTCTTAGCTAAAGCTATACTCATTCTCTGCATAAATTTAGCAGCAACAACTGCACCCCCAGCTACTTTAGTTGACTCCTCAAAACTTTTATCTGAATCGTTTTTTAAGATCAATCCATCTACAGAATCCAAAACAAAACAATATTTTAAAGAATCCTCATTTTTACCGACAAGCTCTCTTAAAAGCTGCACGACAGTTTCATAAATATTTGATTCAAAAACAAAACAGGTTCCCTCTACCCAGTCATCTGCATCGAACACAAACTTTACACCAGATCTCTTTCTCATCTCTGGAGAAAGTCTACCCTCTGCTTTTATGTAGACAGCCTTGGTTTTAGGCATGTCATTCAAAAAGTTTTTCATAACCTCAAGAGCCTCCGAGGTTTTTCCTCCTTCGTTCATGCCCACAAACCTATGGAGTCCGGGTCCGAAACCTCCTCCTAGTTGTAAGTCAAAGTTAAGAGATCCGCTGGAAACTTTGTAGTCTATCTCATCTTCAAAATTGTAATGATCTTCTTTGTTTGTTTTAAGGAAGTTTTTCAACAGCTTGCTAGATTCAGTTTGTTCAGTCATTTAAAAATTGTTTTATTGTTTTCTTGTTTTTGGTTACGACCGCATCTTCTCCGGTCTTTTCACCTAGAGTATACACATCGTATCTAGAAGGATCAGATTTGTAGTTGAATGAGCGAAACTTTTTGTCAAGTGTTTCTTTTAGTTTTTCACTTACAAGATAGCTAAGTGATTCAAACTTTTTATTAAAAGTCACAACATTCATAAACTCTACAGAATATCTGTCAATCAAAATATTGAGAAGCTTAAACTCCCTAGCGTAAAAATTATTTCTACCCTTGGCTGGGACATCTACAAGCCTATACAATATTTCTTTTTTAGGAACTCTAGAGCTTTTCTTTTTTTTATTTTTAAAAATGTGACCACACTTACAAGAAGAAGCCCGTGCTGCGACAAATTCAGAGCAACACGGGCATTCTTTTTTACCACGGGGCATATGTCAAAAATATCACTCTTGCATATCTCGGTCAAGCATTTTTTTGACGAGCTGTAAGAAAGTCGTTTTGGGTTGCCAGTCTAGTTCTGCGCGAGCTTTAGATGAATCACCTAGAAGTAAATTAACCTCGGCCTCTCTAAAAAACTGTGGATCTATTTCCACAAGAGCGTATTGTCCATGCATATATTTTTCATCGACACCATTCCCGACCCACTCGCATTCATGAGTAGCAAATCCAGCAAAATTAAAAGCCTCTTCGACAAACTCTCTGATTGTATGTGTTTCATTAGAGGATAAAACATAATCTTTTGGATTTTCTCTGTCTTGATTAAGCATTCTCCAAACACCAGACACAAAATCTTCAGCATCACTCCAGTCTCTTTGAGCATCTACGTTACCCAGCTTCAAAGAAGTAATTCTTTTTTTGCCACTTTCCTCTGCCCAGTCATACCTATCACCCGTTGTTCTTACAAACTCATTATAAATACGAGCTACAGCTTTTGTGATTTTTCTTGTAACAAACTCCTCACCACGCCTGACTCCTTCATGATTAAATAACCAACCTTGGACTGCATACAAATTATACGATTCCCTCCAAACCTTTACAATGTGTCTAGCAGAACACTTAGAAACCCCATACGGGCTTCTAGGGCGCAAAGGATGCGTCTCATCTTGTGGAGTCTCCACAACGTCACCAAACTCCTCTGAAGAGCCAGCGTTGTAGTATCGACACATAGGGCAATGTTTTCTGATCGCCTCAAGCTGATATAAAACAGCCATTGCATTTGTCTCCATGTGATTAACTGGCATCTTCCAGCTAACGCCTACAAAAGAGTTAGCAGCAAAGTTAATAAAGTAATCAGGCTTTTCTTCAGCGATAACCCTATCTACATTAGCTTGATCTGTAATATCTAGATCAATTAACTTAAATCTTTTATGATCTACTAAGTGAGAAATATTATCGTGATTTTTTACACTCAACCTTCGAACCCCAGCTATAATCGCGTGTTCGGTATGCTCTAATAGATAATCAGCCATTAGGCTACCATCTTGGCCTGTTACACCTGTAATAATTATTTTCTTCATGATCCGAAATATGTTTCTGAGTTAATATTTTTATCATCTATGAACAAATCATAGACTGGTTTACCCATCAAAAGATTATGAAACTTAGCGCCACTTTTTCTAAGCTGATCTTCTGTTAATTTTGAATAATCTTTACCAGATCCCGTGCCTCTTGCAGTCCAATAAACAATAGTGTTCCCGTTCTCATATAATTTATTAATTTTTTCTATTCTGCGAGGCATAGGCACACTATCCTCATAGTTAGTTCCTTTTGTCTTAAACACTGTATTGTCAATATCAACGTAAATTATCATAAAGAAGTTCTCCTAGTTTAAATTGCCACTCATAATCAATATCAAAAGCCTCTAGCTCATTCATTACAAACAGTTCTGGTTCTGGAGGAGATTTTGTATCAAGCCAATTATTGTCTCCTATTATATCCATTCTGCTAGCATATAAACAATGACCAGCCTCATAAACTGGATCTACAAATTTTGTGTTCATAATTGTAGAACCAGCCCAATCTGTAATATTATTTTTATTTTTATCCCAGTAGTAAGTCTTTTTTTCAAAAACTGCAAACGCGCCTTCCTTATCTGATTTTTTAAAAGAATCTATGAATGAATCAATGGTCTCTGTTTTCAAGAGAGGGTTGCAAGCACTTACTAAAACAACATATTTAGGATCAGACGGTATCTTGTTATACCATTCATATATCTCATCTAGAGGTTGACCTTCAGAATCAGCCGATTTTTTAGATCTATGGAAAATTTTTATGCCATGTTTTTCAGCGACCTCTTTAAGTTCAGGCTCATAAGCAGAAAAATAAATATTATTTAAAGGAAGGTTTTTTAGCTTTTTAAGCTTCTCAAACAATATATCCACTAAGGTTGTGCCGCAAAACTCACGGAGCATCTTACCCGGTATCCTCTGAGATCCTAATCTAGCTTGGACAATCAAGCAGATATCGTCATTAGTTTTCATATTTACTCTTTATTATATAAAGCTTTTCACCATTTCCACATTTAATAAATGCATTTGGATATGGATCTTGCAAACATCGTATTTTGTTATGAAGTTGCTCTGCTGTTTTGTTAGATATTTCCTCTAGGGTTATTTCGCTATCCTCTGGCTTTCTTCTTTTACAATAAGTAGCATCACCCTTTTGAGAATAAGTATCAATATAAGGCATCTCTTTAATTACTTCAGCACTAAGTTCATAACCTAATTTAGTAATTTTATGTAAAACATCTTCTAGATTTCCATCTAATGTAAAAGATTCCTGCCTTACTATTTCGCCCTCGTCCATTTTAGAATTAATTACGAATAAAGTTACCGCGCTAGTTTTTTCTCCATTTATTATTTGGTTTTGTATTGGAGACCCACCTCTATATTTTGGTAGTGGGGATGGGTGTAGCATAATGCATAAATATTTACTTACAATATTGTCAGGTATAATCCAACTCCACCCATACCATAATATCAAATCTGGATTTATTTCTTCAACTAAACTATCAGAGTAAGCTTCTTTACTGTTAATAAATGTAAAAGAGTGTTGATTAAACTCACACATTAACATTTCATAAATTTTTTTAGCCCAATCCCTGTATGTGACACATAGTATTTTCATATGCAGCTTCTTATAACTTTAAACGCTTCTGCGTTCTTATAGCCAGATTGTAAGCCTCTAAAATTAGCTAAAGTTCTTACGCCTTTGGCGCTTCTAGGATATGGGAAATCTTTTACCTCTGTATTGTAAAATTCAAGAGCGTTTACTTTTTCTTCTATGTTTACTTCAGGTAAATCAAAGAATAGATTTGGGTCAAATGTTTTAGAAAAACCCCACTCTGTGCTACTTAAGACTTCATAGCTAATAAGGTTCTTTACTACACTACCCGGTCTAGTAGCTATAATGCTAGAGTTGTAGACAATATGATGATCTTGGTTAGAGTCACAGTCTGAATGAGTAAATACTGTGTCTGGTTGAAATAATCTTATTTCTTTCTCTATGATTTTGTTTACCTCTAGGTGACCAACAGTATCTAGGCTACAGCATTTAAGATTGTTCACTGATATGTTTTCAACACCAAGATAAGATAATGCATCTTGGGAGCATTTTGTTCTGTGATTTATTTCAGCTATACAATCAGAGCTGTAGTTGTTATCAAATCTAGCACTAGTTCCCTCTGCGATAAAAACAACTTTAAATTGTATTTCTCCTCTAAATCTACTAAGTAAGCCTCCACATCCTAGTATGTCATCATCAGGATGGGCTGCAACTATCAAAGCTTTGTGTATATTCATTTCTTAGTAACGATAATAAATGAGATGTGTGATATTGTCCGTTGTAAAAATAGTGTTCCCTTAGATTTGCATCAACAGTAAACCCTTTCTCTTTGAAAAAAACTAACTTAAGTTTATCTATGGAGTAAATCTCAGCCCATACTTTATTAAGATTTAATTTATTAAAAGCATAATCCAAAATACAATCAAAGGCTTGAGGAGTAAACTCATTATCAATCCAAAGATTGTCCTTTCCTATATAAAAGTGAACGTCTGCATGTCTGTTCACCCAATCTATGTAAGTTAATCCTGCGACACCTAACGGCACATCCTGACCTTCAATAATAAAAAACTCAAACCTGTTATCTTTTATCATCGAGTCATACCAAGATTCTTTTTGATCTAAAGAGAAGAGACGATACTCCCTAAAGTATCTCATAAGTTTTTGTTCATTTCTCCATTCTTGGATGATAGGTAAGTCAGAGCGTTCTATCGGCCTAAGCTTTATATTTTTATATAATATGCTCATACTTTAAATAATCACCAGATTCTAAATCTTGATTAAGTTTTTCACCAACTAAATTTACGTTAGCTGGTATCGCATCTGAGGGGCATGGTCTAACTTCAATTAGATCTTCTTCCTGAATAACGTGGCCTTTAGTTAGATTGATTTTAGCTCTAATACTTCTTCTTTGCAACACAACTGTTTCTAGCTCATTAGGTTCTACTTTTTTCTCTGTCCCACCCAGAGATTGTTCCAAAAGTCTTGTCCTTGTTACCATATCCCGCCAGCTTTTTGGGTTCATAGAAAACTTATGATCTGGACCTATTCTATTGTTGTCATCTGTAAAATGTTTTTCTATCATTGTAGCACCGAGTGATACAGCGCCTAAAACTGTAACATCACCGGGAGTGTGATCGCTCAAACCTATTTGAATGTCCGGGAACATACGTTGATAGGTTTTTAAAACATTTAGATGGATGTAGTTAAAGTTATTGTCCTCTGCTGTGTAATTTGTATTACATTGCATTAAACATATCTGAGGGACATCTTTATATTGAAATAATAATTTTACAGCATCTACCACTTCTCTTAATTCACTAGCACCACTTGCTATGATCACGGGTTTACCTTTCGATGCAACCTTCCTAAGCATTTTATGCCAAGTAATATCTCCAGAGCCTATCTTGTATTTATCCACATAGTTATCTAAGTAATCTACATAATCTATGTCATAAGGGGTAGTGAAAAAATCTAACTCAATGCTCTTACAATATAGGCTTAGTTGCTCGGTCCAATCAAGTGGAACTGAAGCGTCATTATAAACTTCAAAAACAGATTTATTCCAATTAGATTGGTGTGATTGCTTGGAGCCTAAATCCCTAAAGCCTTTATCGCTTATTATTGTTTCTGCTTTGAAATGTTGAAACTTCGCAGCATCGGCTCCAGCCTCTTTAGCTAAGAGGCAAAGTTTTTTAGCTCTATCTAAACTGCCGTCATGATTCGCGGCGATGTCAGCTATGAAGTATGTGTTTGACATATTGATTGATGCCTCTTCTAAGGCTGTATTTAAAATACTGATTTTTAAGAGGAACAGTCAAGTCTAAAACGCTCTCGTCTCCTTGAATTTCTGTAGCGTTTATCAAGTTGCTATCAAAACCTAATTTTTTAGCTAACATAATTATGAAGTCATACTTACTTACTTTTTTATTAGCACCCACATTTACTATGCCTTGATACTTATCACTTTTTTTTGATAAAAATTTAGACAACTGATGCACACTGACTGGATTAAAATATACATTAGAATAACCACTAATAACTTCTTTTTTAGCTAAAGCTGTCAAAGCCCACTTTGACAATCCTCCATTACCATAAATATTAACTCTCACTACTAAATCACTGCTTCTTTCAGCTGTCAGTAATTCTCCTTTTTGTTTAGATCTATAATATACTTTGCTAGACGCAGATGGGTTGGTCGAGATGTATATAAGTTTATCGCACTTAGATCTTAAGAATGGTATGATCCCAGCATGAAGAAAAAATGTATCTAGCGGATTTTGTTCACAATAATTTAAGTCAGTAAAAGCTGCACAATGAATTATTTGTTTAAATCTTTTATTTTTGAAGAACTTAGATACAACCTTAGTTTTCGTAAGATCAATATCGCTACGACCTTGTAGCAAAACAGGATTATTAAAATGCTCACGTAGTTCTGAACCTAGCATTCCGTTAGCTCCTGTTATTAGTGTGTCTTCACTCATTGTTGATACCCTTTTTGATTAATGTAAGAAGCTCATCAATATTATCTTTTACCCAAAGCTTTGAGTTAAAATGATCACCCTCATACTTAGTAAAATTTTGATAAGATTTTTTTGAGTATTGAGGTCTTATTTGCAAAAGATTAGTATCATCTACCTCATATGTAAATGGCAGTTCCGTTTCACACAGCATGTCTTCGTGAAGTTTTTCCCCCGGTCTTAAACCAACAACAGATGTTTCACACTTTTTATCTAGTAGTTTTTCTAAAGCCTTAACACAAGTCGGCAAAGTATAAGAATTTATTTGAGGAACAAACACCTCGCCTCCCAAGCTGTTTTCAATCGAGTTCAAAACAACATCAACTGCATCTTCCAAAGTAAAAAGAAATCTAGTCATTTCGTTAGATGTTAAACCTAGAACTTTTTCTTTTTTTATGTGATCAATAAACATTGGTATGAATGAACCTCTTGAGGCTATTACATTCCCATATCTCACAGAGGAGAATATAGTATTTTCAGAATTAAAGTCGTAGTTTGTAAAAATTCTTTCAGCGATAAACTTTGAAGATCCATAAACATTTATAGGCTTGCAAGCTTTGTCTGTAGAAACGAGTATACATTTTTTTATGTTGTTTTCTATTGCAGCTCTAGCAACATTATCAGAGCCGTTTATGTTTGTTTTGATGCATTCGTCTGGATGAAATTCCATGTCATCAATCCTTTTTAAAGCAGCAGCGTGTATAATATAATCCGGTTTATGTATTTTAAGAGAAGTGTTAAGTTTGCCAAAATCTCTTATATCACCAATAATTTTTGTAAATGGTGGTAGGTCTTGAAAGTTCAAAGCCTGTTTGCCCTCATCTCTACTGTAAACAATAGGTATGGCGTTTAATTTTAACAACCTTGCAACCAAGGCTTTACCTAATGATCCTGTGCCACCTGTTACGAAAAATTTTTTATTAGTTAAGAAGCTCATAGTTTTGATAAGCAGTTATGTTCATGACCAGCGCCTAAATTATTTATTATTTGATTGGAGAATGTTGTTTGGAGATAAGCTTTTAAAACGGCATAGTGCTTAAGTAGCGTGTTGTATTGATATCTTCCTTGAGCCATTTTACCTGAGTGCCAAACTTTAGCATCTTCAAAAGAGTGACTAAGCGGTTGTGATTTATGATGATCTTTAGACACGCCATCTATACCAATGAAATCCACTTGTTTAGCTCCTAATACTAATGCGAGTATAACAACTTTTGGCCCCACACCGCAACACTTAGCCTGAAACCTACAAACACATTCAAAAACCCTGTCAGGTATCAATTGATTTAAATTTTTAATTTTGTCTATTGATCCACCCCAATCTTCAGCGGCAAAGTATGGTTTATACTTCTGACAATATTGTAAGAAATTTTTGTCATCTAAATTTAATTCCCCGCCCACAAGCATTGTTAAATCGACCTTGACATCTTTTAGTTTAGGACACTTGTAAAAGTGATTGCAAGAAAATATAAAATCATATTGAGTATGATCCCATTCAAAATCCATTGTAGATGGACCCCCGCCAACAACTAAGATTTTACTGTTTTTAAATTTATCAAACTCTTTTATATCTGCATATATATACTCAGAGTTTCTTTTTAGACTATTACCCAAGAAAGAATACCTAGAAAGATACTTATCGGATCTAATTGGATTGTGAGCGAATCTATGGGCCTTACTAATAAAAAGCCCCTTCATCGTATCGCTATTCTCCCAAGTGTGTTTATCTAAATCCATTAGTTTAGAGGATACATTTTGACATTAACTTCTGGTTTGATTGAGTGAATGCCGTCAGAATAAGAAGGTTTCTTACTAAGAGCTGGTCTTATAAAGAAAAACAAACACTCTCTAGGATCTGCTGTTTTTTCTGGAACAGTTGCTCTGTGATAAATATTTGGCGACATCAAAGCGTATGTCCCAATTTTACCCGTAAGGTTTTTAAGTTTACAGCCCTCCTCTATTCTTTTATCTACTTCTTCTTTTGGTATCCTTTTGTTCGGAAAATAAAAGGGAACTCCACTGTGACCGGGAAATGTTCTATTTGTAGGGACCATGGGGAAATAACCTTCATCACTCTCTAGATATTGAAAGCTGCCACTGTCCTCTGTAACATCTTTTAAATATATAACTAATTTTAAAAACTCGTTTGGGCAGTCATCGTAATGCCAGATCCAAGAGCTAGCAGGTTCTGCGCCCTGCTTGTTTCTGTATACATGTAAATGTTCTATCTGAGCGTTAGACTTGAAAACTTTTTCTTCAATGTCAGGCATTATAAAATTAAAAAGATCATGGATTTCATCTATCTCTGCCCAAGAATTTAAATGTGTAGCCCAAGGGTTTTCAACCAGATCATCTTTATTTTCTATTTTTTCATTAACTGCTTTAGACACTGCGTTAACTATCTGGTAATATTTTTCATTTTTAGGGAAAATGTCTGTATCTAATCTTAGATCGTGTAAATCTTTGTATTTAGATTCTTCTAAATCTGGATTTTGAATCTTGTATTGATGCTTACAAGCTTGATAGTGTTCTGCATATGTTCTCATTATCTATATAGGTGAAAAAAGTTTCTTTGGTTGCCTAGATATATTATCTCTATATCATTTTTTTCTAAATGAGTTCTTAACTGATATTCTACGTTATCTCCAAATTTATCCCAACATTCTTTATATTTAGGATCGTATGGATAAGGCTCTTCTTTAAGATACAAAGAGCTAAATACATTCATTGTTTTGGGGCAACCGAATGCAAACCCATCACACATCATCTCATCCATAAACACCATCGGCTGGACACAGGGCCAACCACCAAAGATAAATATTTTGCCGGGGCCTCCATGCTTCTCAAATATTTCTTTTATCTGAATATTTAAATTTGGAGCAAACTCAAACCTACACCTCACTACTATGTCATATTCCTCATCTGAATCTTTAAGCATTTCATTGGCTTCGAACATTTTTAAGAGTTGTCTTTTTTTCAACCACTCCCATTTGCTCATGTTAGAATCATTCAATGTGTCCTCTAGCGATTCGTTTAATATGTGATATTTTACCAACTTGTTCTTTAATAACTTAAGCTCTTGCTCCACAGTAGAATCAGATACTTTGTAGACAACGCCATAATCTGGCAAATTTTTTCTCCAACCCTCACCTCCATGTAAATACCTGTGGACCTTGCCATCTATAGGGTTTAACCAGTTATGATTATGAGTTTTATGAGTAACAATATTTGAGGTGTAAGCGTAAACATCATCACAGTCATTTAAAAATGCTCGCTCTTGTTCATCCACGGCCTTTCTAAAAGCTCCTACTTGACCAGAGTAACATAACGCTGTTTTCATAGATTACTTTTTACTTTATCTAAAATACCTGTATATATGCTCTGTTCATGACCATCAGATAAATTTTCGAGCTTATCTGGGTGCATCTTTAAATCAATCAACATATACTTATAAAAAATTTCCATCTGACTAATGAACTTGTTGTTATCATCAAAGTCTGGAGCTTTTTTACCTTCTTCAAATGCGTGAGCTTTAGTTTTAGATTTAAATCCATCTACACCCACAAAGCTTATCTTGTCAGCGCCCATAAGTTTAGCTAATACACAAGCCCTCATGGTATAACCTAGTCTAGAAAAATATCTTGTTAGATAAATAAAATTCAAAGGATACATATCTTTGAAGTCCATTACCTCTAATAAGCTTCTTTTAGCTGTATGTTCAAAGCCGATAATTGGATTATGCTTGTTAAGATAATCTATAAAATCTTGGTCTTGTAGGTTTATCTCGTCTCCTATCAAGGCTAGGTGAACTTTATGTTTTTTAATTAAATCATTTTTAAAGAAATGATTAACACTAAATATAAAATCATAAGACTCGATTAGATCATCAGTCAACATATCACAGGACGGTCCACCACCTATTACTAAAACTGATTTATTCTGCATAACAGAGTAATCTATGTTTTTTGTAATTAGTAATTCATCTGTTACAACTCTGGGTCCATACATATCATCTAGTAAAACAGATCCAAAAAAAGTATCCCACATTTTATCAGCGTAGTGATCAACCCAATCCTCTGCTGTGGCGTTAAATGAATACCAGCCACCCTCAAAAATATTATTTCTATACAGATCCATTAAGACCTCCTTAGTTTTTTTCTGACCTCTTTTTCAGTTTCAGTAACTGATATCTGACCATCCCCATAAGCGCTTTCAAGTTCTCTTATGCCTCTTACGAGCTTGAATAAGCCTTGAGGCTCAACAGAGGCCATGTGATCAGAACCCCACATCGTTCTGTCAAGGGTAACGTGCCTCTCAATAATTGTAGCGCCCATGTATATAGCAGCGACTGAGGTTCCTAGTCTAAACTCATGACCACTGTAGCCAACTTCGCAGCCATACTTTTCTTTCAACGTCTTAATGCAAGATAAATTAAGCTCTTCAATTGGCGCTGGATAAGAGGAGTTGCAATGCAGAATAGCTATATCGTTTAGTTGATTATCTTTTAAAACGCGAACAGCATTATCTATTTCTTTTTCTGAACTCATGCCTGTTGATATAATAATTTTTTTGCCTGTAAGACAGGCTTTTATCAATAGGCCGTGATTTGTCAAAGACGCTGATGCTAGCTTTATAAATGGTATATCATACTGACTTAAAAAATCTAAGCTATCCTTATCCCAAGGTGAGGCGCTCCAAGCGATTCCATTAAGTCGGCAATGTTCATCTATTTCATCATACTCTTCTTTGCCGAATTCTATTTTCTTTTTGTAATCTAGATAAGTCATTTTCCCCCATGGCGTATCCCTGATTACAGATTTTTGATGCTCGGGGACACATACATCTGGGTTTCTTTTTTGAAACTTAACAGCATCACAACCAGCGGCGGCAGAGATATCAATTAATCTCTTAGCTGTTTTTAGATCACCGTTGTGATTGATTCCTATCTCTGCTATTACAAAAGTTCTTTTCATTTTATTGCTCTACAAATTCTTCAATGCTACTGTAAAACGCTGTTACATCTTCGTTATAATCTTTTCTATTGTTTGGATAATCAGGAACTCTCTTAAAGTTATAAGAGGTAAGAGTCTGTCCAGAGTGCAAGTGACCCGGTAAGTCAGAGCATGGGGTAATAAATATATGCTCATAAAATATCTTCTTCCAATCTGATTGTAATACATTTTTCCCTAAGACAAACATTAAAAATATTCCAAAACATTGTTCTGGATAGGCTATGTTAAGATCTGAGAATATCTTGCCTTCTGAGTGTAGCACCATGAGACCGCAGCCTCTTTCTATGACCTCTGTTCTACCAGCGAACATATGACATGAAAAACAAATGTCATGTTGTTTCCAAAAACTATTGTTTGTAGTGTGTATCCTATCTGGATGTTTAGACCAGTTCTCTATAAACTTGGACATATCAGGATAAAGCTCATCAGTCCTACATCTTATTACAAATTCTTTTGTTGCCATTCTACAACCTCGCCAAGTTGTATAAGCTTGAAAAAATCTTGAGCCTTGATTGTTAATTTGATCTAAGTTTTTAGGATATGGTGCGGTCGTTATGAAAAATTTACTTTTAGCTTTTTCCAATAAAGAAAAATCCTCATCCTCCCAAGTAGAAACTATTATCTCTCCGAAACCCTGTTCAGAGTAACTGTCTATAGATTCGTAAGTCCTATCATCAATAGGGCCTTGTATTACCACGCTGATATTAGACTTGTCCATTTAACTGTAACTTTGCTCTGCGTTCAAAATCTTTAAGATCGTATTTACTTAAATCAATATTTGCAAATACTTTATTTAAAGGATTTATATAGATAGATCCATGCTCATTTACTTCCTTGCAAAAGTTAACGTGATCACATGCTCCATCTGTTGACCATTTAACTTTTTTCAAGATGTCTGTCTTAATTAAGGAAAAGCCACCAAAAGCTGATTTGCATTTAACTGGCTTACCTAGAGACCAATTCATCCTGTCTATTCCATTCCTTAGTGGACAATCAGTCCAGTATAAGCCTTGAGATCCGAATCTATCAAACAAAGGATAAACATCATAATAAGAATCATCAGTGAAGCCATAAACATAGTCGGGTATGTTTTGTCTTATATTAGGGGTGACCATGGCCGCATCATCAAGCTTTTCAATCAAGCTAAGATGCATCAATAAATTGTCCTTGTTAAAAATAATATCTGAATCTATGAGTATCGTATACTTAGAGTCTGAAGAAGAAACTAGATTTTTACACCTATTTCTAAAGTCACACATAGCCACCATTCTTTCGGTGTCTGTAGTTCTGCCAAAGCTTTTTGCGTCAAGCTTTTCAGTCAGCAAGTCTCCTTCTCTGCTGGAGATCCAATCTACAAGTATGCTGGCTGTATTATCTTTTGAGTCGTTCTCGTAAAAATAATAATCAAATGATAGGTCAGGCAAAGACTCTAAATCCTCAAGTTGTTTGAGGGTTCTTTGAATATGAGGCTCACTATCGCGCCACAAAGAATAAACTGCTATGTCAGACATGCTTTCGCATGATTATAGATCACAGCTCGTCTTCTTCAATAATATTCTTGACTTCTCTTAAGTCTGGATTTGCTGATAAAATATCTTCTTGCTCTGCAAACGAGCTATCATCCCATCCCCACTCAGAAAGAATCTCTTCTTCATCCCACTCAACTGCCTCGCTAGAGGTCATTTTGCTAACTGGTTTTTTAGTCCAGAATTTACAGCTCCAATAACGTGGAGTTGTTTTGTCTTTTGCTTGATCGCATTTGTGTCTAGCTCTGAAGCTTCTTCTTCTTGCTGGGTCATCACGTTTGATTTCCATGTTTGGATCACCAAACTTAACCATGATGACATTATTTGTTTTAGGGTTTTTTACATACACCCCAAACTTCTTTTTAGACCCAGAAGGTAGCCTAAAGGGTTTATTTAGAGTTTTTTTTTGAGCCTCTGAATACTCTAAATCCTCTGCTTCTTGATCTTGGTCCCAAACATCTACACCTGCTTTAACCAAATCAATTCTAGCTAGATCTAACTCAATGTCTTCATAGTCCCAGAAATCTAATTCTGCGCTATAATCATTGGTATTTTCATCTACAGAACCCTTAGCAACATCTTGATCTGCTGCTCTGTAAGACTTTTTAACTTTGCCCCCACGCATCATTTTGAGAAACATATTAACCCTAGCCATGGCCCAAGAACCTCTGGTTTGTCCGGGTCTATGACTTGTAGAAAAAGCTCCAGCACCTCTTCTGTAAACTCTTTTAAGTTGTCCAAGAGTAACTTTTTTAGAATGCTTCTCGTTGTGCTGTTTTACCTTGTTTTTAAGGGCCGTAGTAACTTTCTCAGAAAATGTTATCTTAGATTTACTGACTTCACTAGCTGCGCTACCTTCCTTGTTTCGATCTGAGCCTTTCTTACGCTCATCTGGTTCTGCTGGAGTTTGAGCTGCGCTTTTCCGTCCGGGACGGCTAGCTTCATTAAACTCTCTAATCTGCTCAGAAAAATCAAGGTCCATTATGTTGAATATTACACTTAAAAGTATAAAAAATGAAATTTAACCTTCACATGAAGAACAATTTGTAATTGATCTAGCAAGCTCTTGGCTTGGATTTGCGCTTCTTTGATAGTAGAATCCCTTCAATCCATTCTCCCAACCATATATCAATAGCTCATTTACCTCTTTAGGAGAGGCTTTCGGTGGCACCATGAGGTTTAAAGACTGTCCTTGATCTATATATTTTTGTCTTTGAGCTGCCTGTATTACCACTTCTTTTTGAGATATTTCGCCAAACGTCTTGAAAACATCTTTCTCTTCTTGAGTCAGAAAATCAAGGTGTTGGACTGATCCACCTTTAATCAAAATTGACTTCCAAGTAGACAGGTCGTTTTTCCCCTTGGATTCTAGCAGAGTTTCTAGATATGGGTTTTTGTAGGTGAACTTACCCTTAGCTAAGTTTTTAACAAAGTAGTTAGAATTTAATGGTTCTATAGAAGGAGATATCTGGCCCAATATAAAAGAGCTGCTAGTCGTGGGAGCGATAGCCATCGTGGTCGCATTCCTAACTCCGCGCCCCTCTAGGTGTTTTGGCTCCCCTAAAAGTTCAGCCAGATTTTTAGTAGCTTCGTCAGCTTTTTGCCTGATATTTCTAAAAACCATAGAATTTATCTGCTTCGCATCAAAGCTTTCAAAAGATATGTTTGATTTTTGTAGCCAAGAGTGCCAACCCAAAACCCCCATTCCCAAAGCTCTGTGATTTTTTGCAAAGTTATGAGAAGCCTCCATAAATGGGATATCTTTTGTTTTCTCTATATACTCTTGCATGACAGCATCCAAGAAATACACCAAGCATTCCACAGCGTCTGTGCCAATAAAATCAGAGTAATTGACTAAGTTAAGAGAAGAAAGACAACACACAAAAGATTCGTCCTTGCTAGAGGGTAAGCTAATTTCATTGCATAGATTACTGGCATAAATTTTCAATGACTTATCTTTATACCACTCAGGAGCGTTCTTGTTAGCTGTATCTTGGAAAAATAAGTAAGGATAACCGCTTTCAAATCTTTTTTTGATAATCTGTGTCCAAACTTTTCTCTTGTCTTTGTCTCCAGATATCATCTCTCGCATCCAATCATCTGTGATTGTAACAGCAAAAGACATCTCTTGTATCGGGTGGCCTTCGCCTCTAATTCTTAAAAATTCAGATACATCTGGATGATCTATTGGAAGGTATGCTGCGAAAGACCCTCTTCTCACATTGCTTTGAGAAACAACGGAAGTAACTTTGTCAAAAAGCTCCATGAAGTGAACTGGCCCGCAAGACTTGCCGCCAGAGCTAATGTCTGCTCCCCTGCTTCTTAATTCGCCAAAGTAAGCTGAAGTCCCCGACCCATGTTTGGTTTGCATCCCAACCTCACACTGTTTCTCTAGAATAGAATCCATCTCATCAGAGACGTAGACTCCATTACAGGATATAGGTAGACCCCTCTCTCTGCCAAAATTAGCCCATATCGGACTAGCTAAAGAGTAATACCCTTTAGCCATATATTCTTCAAACTTATCAGCAAATATAGGTAATCCTAAATAACCAGCAGCTGTCTCAGCTATGTCCCTAACTCTTTGTTCTGGAGTTTCTCCTTCTTTAAGATAACCTCTTCCTAAAAACTTTCTTGAATCCTCGTTTAGCCAATAATATTTTTTCATCAAAATAGGTCTTCTGCATCAAATGTTTGAGAGTTTTTAGCATACTCGACAGGTCTGGAATAAAAGAAATCTGTCGCGTTATTGCCTAGCAGCTCCTCTTCGAACCACATCGTATCTTTGAGCAGATCGCTGTCAACATCAAAACACTTCTCAAAACCTATTTTTTCTAGAGAATCGTTAATCCTATTTTTAATAAATTCTTTTAAGATTGGAGCTGATAATCCTTTCTCTTGAATGCCGTTGATCATCCAATCAATAATCTTGCTCTCACAAAGAAAAGCTTGTTCTGCCTCATGCGCTATCTTTTCAGTTAAATCCTCATCAAAAAGCTCTGGATGCTCCTCTCGGATTGTATTGACGATCTTAATACCAGCCAAAGCGTGAAGGTTCTCCTCGTTACGGGTGTATTTTACTTGTTGGTCAGTATCCTTGAGGACACTTTTATTCCTTGCGAACCAATTTATGACGTAAAACTGAGAAAACAGAGATACGTTTTCAACGAACAAAGTGAACAGAATTAAAGCGTAAACGTATTGCTTTTTAGAATCCTTGTAAAATTTATGAGTATATTTACGCAAGTATTTAACCCTTCCCTCAATAAAGTCTAGTTTTAGATTGTCTTGGAAAATGTCATCTAAGCCTAAAACCTCAAGCAGTCGCTCATAAGCGTTATTGTGTATGACCTCTATATTAGCCATCACAAAACCCAAATCACAAAGCGAGGGATGCGGTAAATTGTCTCCCAGCTTGCTCCAAAACTTTTTTACTGCGATCTCTATCTGCCCTATCGCAGACAAAGTTCTGACAATTATTTCTCTCTCTTGATCATTCAGGGATACGTTAAAATCCTGCAAATCAGATGAGAAACTAAACTCCTTATCTGTCCAAAACCCATTATGCATAGCCTCGATAAAATCCTGCGCCCATGGGTAATGATCCGGCTTCCTAGATACTTGCTCTTCAAAAATCATGACTGTCTATTGATTACACAATACCGGAATGTTAGACAAACACAATGTGAAATTTCTGATTTTTTTTCTCGACAAATATTTTCGACTTTTTACAATAGAACGTGTTCTCACTACTTTTCGCCAAAGGAATACAAAATTTAGCGTTTACGAAATCCAAGACTCCAAGTAATCAATAGCGTTAACGTATTAATATCAATATATATAAATAAGGATTTTTCCAAAAAAACATGTTGACTTAATGCATTTTTAATAAATAATAATCTCATGGATGGTGAAAACCTCACAAATTTTAAGGTTACTTTAGAGGGTCAAACTTACACAGGATTAGCC